TACTATTCCAGTCAGAAGGGATGGTAGAACTGAGGGTGCAGAAACTATACAATTTGAAATTCAAGCTGGTGCAAGTGTTGTAGCAACATCTCCTGCAATTACGATTAATGATACATCTTATGTGGGCCTAAATCATACAGGGAAAACTTTTGGTCCCATTAACATTAATAGAGATGAAGGTAATACTGCTATCGCAACAGATATCTACGCTCTATGTAATCTAGATCAACTTGCAGATGGTTCTGACATTGCATTGTTTGTTGACAACTCAGGAAGTATGACAACATCATCAATTCAAGCAGCATATGATAGTTTAATTGCACAATTAAATGCAAGAAACATGTCTGTTATTGTAGTTGAGAACCCCCATGAAGATTGGATTTCAGACTTTGACACAACGCTCTAACACTTTATGATCACACTTGACGATATTAAATCCCAATGGGCTGAAGATTCAAAACTTGATAATGATCTACTCGATAACGAGTCAACAAAAATTCCACAGTTACACAGTAAGTATCTAAACTACTTGTCTGATGTAAGACTAATTAAGATCCGAAAGGAACAAGAGTATAAAACTCTAATCAGAGAAAAATTTGAATATTACACGGGTAAAGCTGATGATATTGTATATCAGGAAAACCCGTTTGATCTGAAGGTCTTAAAACAAGACGTTCCGATGTATATGGATGCAGATCCTGAGATACAGAACATTACAACCCGTATAAATTATTATGAAGAGATAATTTTCTTTTTGGAGAAAGTTATTCAACAATTGAACAATCGTACTTTTCAAATCAAGAATAGTATCGAGTGGCAGAAGTTTATGCAGGGTAGTGTCTAATGACAGATGTCAAGATTCAGAAGCGCAACGAAGTTTATCTGTCTGTTGATTGTGAACCTCATATAAAATACGAACTTTCTGAGTATTTTAGTTTTGATGTTCCTGGGGCAAAATTTATGCCTCAATACAAAAAACGGATTTGGGATGGTAAGATTAAATTGTTCAGTCCAGCAAATGGACAGATATATTGCGGTCTATATGGATACTTGACAGACTGGTTAAGTCACCGTGGATATACGTTTGAAGATGTACATAATGAATATTATGGATCACCTAATGACAAAAATGGAAGCATTAGTCCAGGTGACGTTCATGAATTTGTCAAGTCATTAAAAATTCCATTTCAAGTTAGGGATTATCAACTTACTGCAGTTTATAAAGCGCTAAGATATAATCGTAAACTCCTGTTGTCACCTACGGCATCAGGAAAATCTTTGATGATTTATTGTATTGTTAGATGGTTCTTTGATCAGGGATCAAACATTCTTATTGTTGTCCCAACAACATCTCTTGTAGAACAATTGGTTGGTGACTTCAAAGAATATGGATGGGATCCAGATGATCACTGCCATAAGATCTACGCAGGTAGAGATAAAAATAGTTCTAAAGGTATTACAATCACGACTTGGCAGTCAATCTACAAAATGCCAAAGAAGTGGTTTGAGAAATTTGATGTTGTGATTGGTGATGAAGCACACCAGTTCAAAGCAAAGTCATTGACACAGATCATGACCAAGTTACATAACTGTAAACATAGAATTGGATTTACTGGAACGCTAGACGGATCTAATGTAAATCAACTAGTTCTAGAAGGACTCTTTGGAACTGTTGACAAAGTTATTAAAACTAATCAACTTATTGATAAAGGATATCTATCTACACTCAAGATTAATGTTCTTCTTTTGCAACATGATCCACAGAAATTTGATACTTATAACGATGAATTGGAAGCAATATGTTTGAACGAGAAGAGAAATAATTTCATTAAAAATTTAGTTACCGATCTAGAAGGAAACACTTTGATTCTTTTTAGTAGGGTTGCCACCCATGGTGAACCACTTTTCGAGTTAATAAATAGCAGTGTGCCAGATCCTCATCGACAGGTATTCTTTGTCTACGGCGGTGTAGATACAGAAGAAAGAGAACAAGTAAGAGCGATTACGGAACAACAAAACAACGCCATTATTGTTGCTTCTTACGGAACGTTCAGTACAGGTATTAATATTAAAAACTTACACAACGTTGTTTTTGCTAGTCCATCAAAATCAAGAGTTAGAAATCTCCAATCGATTGGTAGAGTCTTGAGAAAAGGTAACAGAAAAACAAACGCTGTCTTATATGATATCGCGGATGACTTCAGTGTAGGAGATTCAAAAAATTATACGCTAAATCATCTCGTTGAAAGAATAAAAATTTATTCACAGGAAAAATTTAATTATGAGATCATTCCAGTCAATTTTCGGAAGAAAAGAGATGAACGATAACGAACCTCAATCTAGAGAATATACAGGGATTATAAAATTAATCCATGGTGAAGAGTTAGTCGGCAAAGTATTGGATACTGATACTGATGATTTCTTTGTTGTGGATTCTCCATTTTTACTTAGGTCAACAGTTATCAACACCTCTCAAGGTGAAATGTTTAAGGTTGACTTAGTTCCTTGGTTAAAATTTGCCAAAGATGAAGTTGCATTTATTGAACGTTCAAAAGCATATGTAGTAACAGAAGCTGATGATCGAATTCGTAAACTCTATAACACTACACTCAGAAGATACTATCTTGGTGCTGATTCAGTATCAAACAAAGTTAACCTAACCAAAGAAGAAGGAAGGGTTGGTAGTGTAAAAGAAATTAGAAGTGTACTAGAAGATTTATATAAGGCTGATTAATCTTGAACCCTGGCAGAGTTATTATACTGAGAATTCCAGGGTTTGTCAACTGCCACTTGACTAATGCATTTCACTAGAGTATAATGTATTCAAATCCAGATTAACCATGACGAAGAAGAAAGAACATTATGTAAACAACAAAGAGTTTCTAGAAGCATTAGTTGTTTACAGAAAGAAAGTGAACGAAGCAAAGAATTCAGGTGAACCTCATCCAAAAGTTCCAGACTATATTGGTGAATGTTTTCTGAAGATTGCTACTCATCTTTCTTATCGTCCTAATTTTGTGAACTATATGTTCAAGGATGACATGATCTGTGATGGTATCGAAAACTGTCTGCAGTATATTGACAACTTCGATCCAGCAAAGTCTACTAATCCCTTTGCTTATTTCACACAAATTATCTACTACGCTTTCCTTCGTCGTATTCAAAAAGAAAAGAAACAATTAGATATCAAAACTAAACTGCTGGAGAAATCTGGATTTGATGAAGTCTTCCATGCAGATAGCAACTCTGTTGGTTATAACGTATCAGATATGAACAGTATTAAAGAGACCCTTGAAATTCGTAATCGATGACTGAAACTGAAACACGCAAAGCAAAACTTTCCGATTCTTTTGGTGGTACTGTAGAAAAAGATATTCCTGAAAATGCTGAGTGGATTGATGATGCTTTTTATATCAAGAAGACTCGGTTCGGTCTTTATACATCTATTTTAAAAGAACCTCTTGGCCAACATTTTATTACTGGTGCAACATATGAAGGAGTGCTAACTATGTCTAGATGGCACCTCAAATGTCTGCAAGAAGGAACTCTTGATGATAATACTAGAGTAGTTAATAGTGGTGTTGTTGGAGGTAAACTTTGACTGTTGCTCTGATTACAGATCAACACTTGGATGGTAGAAAAAACTCAAAGGTATTCTGGGAATACTTTATGAAGTTCTACAATAATGTGTTTTTCCCTACTCTAGAGAAACACAATATCAAAACCATCATTGATCTGGGTGATACATTCGATAATAGAAAAGGTATTGATTTTTGTGCATGGCATCGAATCAAGACTGAATACTATCAAGTCCTCAAAGATATGGGAATCCATATCCACATGATTGTGGGTAATCATACTGTTTACTATAAGAATACAAATAAAGTAAACACTCCATCATTGCTTCTTGATTCATTTGATAATATCACAATCTATGATGAAGTCACCGATGTTGAGATTGATGGTGGTAAGTTCACCATGCTTCCTTGGATCAATCAAGAAAATGAAGATCAAGTAAAATCACATCTGAAGAACACAGACTCTGATATTGTTTGTGGTCACTTAGAACTAAATGGATTTGCGGCACTTCCTGGTCATGTGTTTAGTGGTGGTTGGGATAAAGATATATTCTCTAAATTCAAGAGAGTATATTCTGGACACTTCCATCACCAGTCATCAAAAGGCAATGTAAAGTATCTGGGTAACCCCTACGAACTCTTCTGGAACGATGTAAATGCGAAGAGAGGATTTCACTTATTTGAACCTTCTACATTGAATCTAAAGTTCTTCCAGAACCCTTATAAGATGTTCAAGAAGATCTTCTACAATGAGGAAACTTGGGATTTCAAAAATTTTGATGCATCAGAGTACAAAGATTGTTATGTCAAACTTATTGTTGAACATAAGAAAGATTCTCTTTGGTTCGATCGTATTGTAGAAAAACTATATGATGCTGGAGTACATGATCTAAAAATTATTGATGATAGTGTTGTCGAATCTTCTGTCGATAATGTAGAACATGAAGATACTCTGACTACACTGAATAGATATATAGAAGAAATAAACGAGGATCTTGATAAAGACCAACTCAAAAACATTATTAAATCTATCTATCTAGAAGCCTGCGAAATCCAGTAATGCATTATATACTCACACTAGACGGAAAAGAAAGTGAAGGTGCTTATGCTGTTACTGGACAGGATGGTAGTAAAATCCTTCAGATCTTTGAAGAGAGAGACGATGCAGAACGTTTTGTAGGTCTTCTGGATGCCATGGAACATCCACCCATGACCGTCTATGAAATAGAGTGTGAACAAGCCATTGCGGCATGTGAAAATTTCGGGTATAATTACACCATTATAACACCCGACGACTTCGTAATACCAACGCAAGAAGAATATGATTACATTTGAGAACATCAGTTATAAAAACTTTCTTGCTGCTGGAAACACCCCAATCAAACTAGATTTAAAAAATCAATCCACAACACTTATTGTTGGTCAAAATGGTGCTGGTAAAAGCACTATGATCGAAGCAATTGTTTTTGCTTTGTTCAACAAATCATTCAGAAAAGTAAATAAACAACAACTCATCAACTCAATCAACGAAAAGGATTGTGTGGTTGAGGTAAAATTTTCTATTGGTAAGAAAAAATATAAAGTCATCCGTGGGATGAAACCAAACAAGTTTGAGATTTGGGTTGACGGTAAGATGCTTGACCAAGTATCTTCTGTGCATGATCAACAAAAGTATCTCGAACAAAATATTCTTAAACTAAACTATAAGTCATTCACTCAGATTGTAATTCTGGGTAGTGCATCTTTTGTTCCTTTCATGCAACTTCCTGCTGCATCACGAAGGGAGATTATTGAAGATCTTTTGGACATTCGTATTTTCTCTACGATGAATGTCATCTTGAAGGATAGGGTTAAAGTTACCAACGAAGAGATCAAGGAAAATGAAAGAAGTATTTCTTTCCTAAAAGAAAAAGCAGAGATGCAACAGAATCATATTCATCGTCTTGAAAAATCTGCTAGAAAAACTCTTGATCAGAAGGAACTGAAGATTATTGAAATCGAAAAGAAGAATGAAAAGTTGGAACAAAATATTGACCAGATTCAAGAAGATCTAGATAAGTATACTGATGAACTGCTTGATGCAACTAATATACAAATCAACATCAAAAAACTAGAGAAACAGATTACTACTAATGGTAATTTAATTACTCGACTTGAAAAAGAAAAAACTTTCTTTGAGAAAAATGATACATGTCCAAAGTGTACGCAACCACTATCTCAAAAACTTAAGGAACATCACATTTGTGAAAGCGATAAAGTTATCGAAAAATCTTCTACTGCTTTAACTACACTTAGAGGACAGATTGATACTCTAAACAAAGATCTACAAACAGTTGCTGAGAACAATCAAACTGTTGCTTCTTATAACTGGGATATCAAATCTAATCGATCTGAGATCAAGAAAAATAGAAGTGTCATCAGAGAGATCCAGGGTGAGATTGATGACATCAGAAATAACACAAATGATATTGATTGTGAGAAAAAGAAACTGACAGAGATAGCTACTGAAGGTATGACTATTCATAAGAGAACAAAGTCTCTTAAGTCAGACAAATACAACTATGATATTGTTACTTCTTTTCTGAAAGACACTGGTATCAAGAGTCACATCATCAAAAAATATTTGCCTGTGATGAATCAGATGATTAATAAATATCTCAAAGAACTTGACTTTTATGTCAACTTTACTCTAGATGAAGAGTTTAACGAAAGTATCAAGTCCCGTCATAGAGATGACTTCTCTTATTCTTCTTTCAGTGAAGGCGAGAAGATGCGAATCGACCTTGCGTTGATGTTCACTTGGAGATCAATTGCAAAACTCAAGAACTCTGCAAATACAAATTTGTTGATTCTTGACGAAGTATTTGATTCTTCTCTTGATGTTGCTGGTACAGATGAATTCTTGAGAATCATCAGAGGTGGTCAACCCGATACTAATATCTTTGTTATCTCTCATAAAAGTGAAGTGCTTCATGACAAGTTTGATCGTGTTCTAAAGTTTGAGAAAAAGAAAAACTTTAGTAAGGTTGAAGTCATATAAGTTTTACTTATCGATTGGCTCTTGACTCTGGTGTGGTTTAGCGGTATTATAGCCACATACCAAAAGAGGTCACATGAATCAGGGAGTCAAAACTAATCTCGCTAAACTCCTTGCCACCGAGAACTTGGTGGTAGAACACAAGAGTGTTGAGACTGCATCCTTTGATGTTAAGAACCGAATACTGACTCTTCCTATTTGGAATGTCAGCGATGTTGTATATGATATGTTGGTTGGTCACGAAGTAGGTCATGCTCTCTTCACACCTGAAGAATGTCGTGCTTCT